GAGTGCCTTAAGCGCTTTATCGAAATCGAAGGGCTGGGACATGTGTCATTCCTTTTTGATTGTATATTACTGGAATGACACAGAATTTCTAACACTCCCACCAGGAGTACATGGATGTGCTTCCCCCTGTTTGCCTGTGAATGCGGGCGTGCCCCTCTCTACTGCCGCCCGTTTTTCCGTTCAGGCTAACGTGGTTTTTTCTTCACCAGCACCGAGTGATCGTGACCACAGTCGCCCGGATGGCGACACGCTTCCACTTCTACGCACGCAGGGCACAGACCGTGCGCCTCAATAACGTTATGTCGTAGCGCAAAGCCCATTTTAGCCGCCAGCGTATGCATGATGTCTTCCACGCCCTCGGCACACTCTTCCTTCACCACGCCACAACGATCGCAGATAAACATGGCCGAGCTGTGCGTCGGCTGGTCGAACAGGTGGCAAACCACATAACTATTGGTGGATTCCACTTTATGGACAAAACCCTGTTCGAGCAAAAAATCCAGCGCGCGGTAAATGGTGGGCGGTTTGGCCTGTGGTTCCGTTTCGCGCAGCAAATCGAGCAAATCGTATGCGCTGATGGCACCCTGTTGCAGACTCATCAGGCGCAGCACTTCGAGGCGCTGAGGCGTCAGGCGCACGTTGCGCTGCGCGCAGAGTTTTTCAGCTTGCGCCAGTAACTCTTGCGTTGTGGTCTTTTCCATGTAGCACCTCGAATGGCATGAAAGTCTAATCCGCTACTTTACCACGAGCTGCTTAAAACTCTGAAATTACCCCGCGACAATATATCGCCTGCTAAGCTTTTCCGCGCCAGTATTCTCATCTATACATAATGAGGGTCGATATTATAACAACAGGATTTAACATCACTATTTCACAGCAATAGTTCGCCTCTGTCCGGTAAAGCGTGGCGGAGGAATTACTTCACCTGATAATAAGATGGGCTAACTGTGAACAAAAACGTCAAACTTTCACTGATTGCTATCGCGGTCTCGCTTTTTATGGCAAAGCAGGCGAGCGCCGCCAATACCTGGACGGAAGCGCGTAATGACGCAATGGGCGGGACGGGCGTCGCGTCCGCGAATTATGGCAGCGGAGTACTATTAAATCCGGCGTTACTGGCAAAAGCCAAACCGGAAGACAATATCACTGTTGTCCTTCCTGCGGTCGGCGTCCAGATTACGGATAAAGACAATCTCCAGGATGAAATTGACGATATCAGCGATAAAGTGGATTACTACGATGAGGTCGTCGATAACCTTACTCTGGGGCAAATTCTGCTCAATCCGCGAGGCGTGCTGAGTCAATTTCAGGGCGCCGCGCGCGACCTGGCCGATGAGCTGGAATATCTCAACGGAAAAACCGCCCGCGCCAATGCCGGCGCCGGGTTGGCGGTAAGTATTCCAGGGCAAACGCTTTCCGTGGCGTTTATCGCCAAAGGTTATGCGCATGGGCGCGTGAGTTCGTCCATTGATCAGAACGATATTCAGTATCTGCGCGATATCCAGCATGATGAACGTGTCGCGCTTCGTGAAGCAGGACGCGCTGCTTTGCTGGGGTCTGACGAAATTACAAAGCATTTAAACTCTACCGCGTCGGGGCGGGTAGCGATTGTATCTGACTACGGTATTGCGCTGGCGAAGCAGTTTGTGGTGGGCGAGGTGCCTGTTTCCATTGGCGTTACGCCAAAACTGCAAAAAACCTGGCTCTATAACTACACCACCTCAATTTATAACTACGACAGTAGCGACTGGAATAGCAGCCGTTATCGCAATGACGATACGGGTTTTAACATTGATGCGGGGCTTGCTGCCGATATCGGTGAAAACTGGACGCTGGGGCTGAGCGGGCAAAATCTGGTATCTCGCGATATCGATACGAAAGATATTTACATCACTAATGGTATGACGGGAGAAACCACCAACTACAAAGATACATACCAAATCCGCCCCCTGGTTACCGCGGGCATCGCATGGCATAACGATTTGCTGACCGTAAGCGCCGATGGCGATCTGACGGAAACGAAAGGCTTTAAGAGCGAAGACAATTCACAGTACGTTGGCGTCGGCGCTGAAGTTCGACCGTTGTCATGGCTGGCGGTGCGCGCAGGGTATCGTGCGGATGTGAAAAATAACGATAGCAATGTGGTTACCGGCGGTCTTGGCTTTGCGCCCTTTAACCGTGTGCATCTCGATTTAATGGGACTGTACGGCGAAGATGAAACCTGGGGGGCAGGCGCGCAGCTTACAATGACATTCTGAGGTGCTTTCACCGGAGGCGCTACGCCTCCGGTTTAGCGTTATGCTATAGTAACGCCCCTTTTTTAACCAGATGCTTATTTATTCGCCATGCAGCCTGAAACCCAGTCCTCCGCTTTTCCTGCTTATCGCTTCTCCATCGCGCCTATGCTCGATAGGACGTATTGTACAGTGAAATAGCAGTATTGCGTGTTTCATGGGAGCCTATTGGGAACCCGATGTTTTTCAATTTATTGTACAGGTCTTAGACACACCACATGGCGGTAATAGGATATAATGGCGTCTTTCACCGTTCCGCTTGAGAGGCACCAATGCTCACTTTAGACGAGATAGGTCAATCTGTTCGTAACAATATCCAGTTAATTATTGACCATGTGGGGTTGCCTCTTGCAGTTGGCCCGATCAGTGATGAAGATTACAAAATTCTTTGTGGTGGTTATGGGGAGCTTGAGTGGGACTATGCGCTCAGCGCCTATGGTAATTCTGCTGAAAAATATGAATTTTGCATCAAGCTGGTTCAGCAAGGTGTGGTCCAGGGGATTCCATCGGGAGCGGCAATTTGTGTTTATGGGGTTGAAGATAAAGTTTTTCGCATCCATATTATTGAAAGGTTCTCAAGGGAAGATGAATCACACCCACTAAAAGGACGTATGGTTCTGCTAACTCTCATGAGCGCTTTTGTTTTTTGTAAAGCTGTTGAATGCGAGGTTGTTCACATTGTTGAACCAGTACCAGAGTTGCAACCTTTTTATGAGTCGTTCGGTTTTCGTATGGAACAGTGTGGCTATGTGATGTCCACAGCCACAGATAATCTTCAGGAAACATTTCTTAAATTTGCACAATAGGTCTAGACGAGGAGTGTAGACAGATTGTAGGATATCGGTCCGGATTACCTTAAAGGTATGTCTGGGACAGTCGTTATGTGTTCGTACTACAAAAGCGATGTCACCAATCGGCAGTACCGATTGGCACAAGTTGGCAGAACAAGCTAGCTTTAATAGAGAGGTTAGAGACGCCCTTATTGTCTCAGGAGTTTTTATGAAAGGTCAAAAAGCAACCAAGCCACAGGTTAAGTTCGACACAATGAAAGCATTCGCAGGTATGGGTGCTGCTGTTGAAGTTCTGATGAAGGCTGCTCCTAATGCGTTCACTCACGCTACTGTCTCAGGCAAAGAGCAGCAGGGTAAGCTTCGTCGTCGCAAGGCAGCATGATCATAGCTGGTGCTTTTTGAATGCCCGCCTTCCGGCGGGTTTTTCTTTTTTATCAGCGCATTCTAACTATTTTTTTGCTTGTCCGTTCTAACCTTTTCCCATTCCATGCGTCCTTCTTCCCGTCTCTGATCTATAAATTCCGCAAGATCCTGAATGTTGATGCAACGTTTTGCTTTTTGGGATGTGCCTATGCGATATGTCGGAATTGGTAACTTGCAGGCGTTTGCTTTTGCTTCTGCTGTCGTTGGACTCATCCCAAAATACTTTTGGCTAACTGCTGATAGCTCGATGTTTGGGGTATTGAACTCAGCCATAAGTAAAAACAAAGTATTCATATAAATTCTCCATATAACTCCGGCTGCACCCGGACGTTAATTTAAATTTTTGTGCTGGTGGCAGGGATAAGTTTTTGCCATATTGCGGAAACGTATTTAGCCTGGTGGCGCGCGTCGGCCAGTGCGTTATGCTGTTCACCTATAAATGGCATATCTTTTTTAGGATCGAAACCAATCGAACGACCTAGAGTAACCAGTGTTCTCACATCGTGATCATTCCAGAATGGCCACGGGCAGATTTTGCCGGCACGTTCATATGCACCGCGTAAAATGACGTTGTCGAATGTAACCCCGTTCCCCCAAACCTTCATGTACTTCATGTTATCCGCGTGGCGTCCGATGAACTGAGTCAGTTCAGATAATGCCGCCGGAATAGGCATAGCATCAACGCAAATAGCCGACCGCGCTTCCGGGCTTTGTCTTAACCACCATAGAATGGTATCGCCATCAGGAACGGCACCTTGTTCCATTGCGCTTTCAAGGCTAACGGCGGTATAGAACTCAGGTCCAATTTCACCACTTTGCGGATCGAAGAACACAGCACCGATGGAGACAACAGGCGCGTTAGGTTTTTTACCCATAGTTTCAAGGTCGATCATCAAGTTATTCATAAATTAGCTGTCCCCTGTTGCGGTGCTGCTACGAAAATGTTCAACGCCTTTATTCCAAATAGCCTTAATCGTCGTCCAACTGACAGGAACCTCAATCTTAATTCGCCCACTGCCGTCGCAGCTTTCACATTCCTCGTCGGCAAAGCATTCAGGACAGCTTATAAAAGTAGTTTCTAAAAACTCACCGGATAGCAAACTCTTAGCGCCGTTCTCAGCAGTTAGTTTCTTCGGCACCATAACCCAACCACCCGGAATTACCGGAGAGTTGCCAGCCAGTGCTTCTTGCAGTCGTTCAAGCTTCACGTATTCCTGAACGCAAGTTCCCGAGTAGTTGTTTAGCCAGATGGTCGCCTTTTCTGGGGCAGGCGTATAAGTAACCACTTCTCCCGATTGCCAGCACAGGGCGAACAGGTGAGCGACTGCCTTAACCTGCGCGTATGGCAACTCGGCAGGGCATTCCTCCGGCACTACCGGCACTACCGGCGCTGGCGGAGCGGCGTAAAGCGGAATATACACGGCAACATCATCAGCAGCGTTTGACTGCTGCTCTAACGTCACGCACACACCGGAAAATTTATTCAGGTATCGCACAGGCTTAGCCTCAAGCGACGCCATCGCAATCCGTGCCAGTTCCATTTGTTCGCCACGGGTAAGCCCGTTTTCCAGCGGATTTTTAATGAATAATTCGATACGTTCTTTGGTAATAGTGGTCATGGGTTTACCATCTTTGTTCATCTTCTTCCTCCCAGCGCTGGCGCTCTGCATCAATACACGGTTTGCACACGTCATAGACGCGCCCATAGTTACCTTCTTCAATATCGCGGTGTGGAACTAACCGATCCGCGTGCTTACCGCACCAGTCACACCTTCCTGAATAGTCAGCGTTATTGGATTCAATAACGTATTGATCGTGACACTCCTGGCACATGTCGTGATATTCACAGCCGAATGAATCTGTTTCACCCTGAACGCGGCGAACGGCGTCACGATCTTGGTGGTAGTCGCATTTTGCGCCAGCCGGCAAATTGCAAACGTGCCCAGGTAACGTTGATACTGGTCCTCTGCTAATATCCGCCATCACGCCCCCTTAACCTTGATGCCAGCGCCGGGGCTATATGCAGACATGCACTGCGTGAACCCGGATTGGTCATCTGTCTGCCCATAGCTGAACCCGGCTTTCAGGCCGTCACGGAATGCGCTATCCTGCAACCTGTCGGCAGTTTCAAGCTTCGCCTCCAGTTCTGCTATGCGCTGCTGGGCTTCATGGTACGCATCAAGCAGTACGTCGAAACAATTGCCGTCGTTCAGTATTTGGGCCAGTTCAGGTTTCCACGCTACGCAGTCATCATCCGGGTCTTGCATGTTGTAGACGTAAGTATCAAAGGCACCCATAAAGCGCCCGAATCCACCTTTGTTGTCTACCAGCACTTGCCAGGAGCGGAGAAGGAACAGTTTTTGGTTACGATCTAAATCCGTCCGGGATAGCTCATCGGCGATAATGCTGATTTCACTACCGTGCCAGCGAGCATCATTTCGTTGTGCCGCATGAAACAGCTTCCAGAAATACTCAGTTTCTTCCTGGTCCGGGCGGCATTGCTTCAATGTATGGACTGTCATGCTGCACCGCCTTCAACGCGCTCCCACAAACGTCTTGATCTGATTGCCTTCACTACAGACTCTTTATCTTTTATGCAGCACATTGGCGTAGCTCCATCAGTTCATTAAAGCGGGCCATAAACAGGCCGAAAGCCTGACCGGGGCGAAGTGGGTAGATTTCGAATAAATCTGTCGGGGGGATACCTTCCAGTATTACCCAGGGAATACTGTCATCAATATCCAGATCGCGGCGTTCAGTTGCCAGCATGGTCAGATCTGCATACTTCACTACGCTGGCTTCTTCCAGTGGCAAGCCAAACTTAAAGCGGATCAGTTGATCGGTACGTTTCTCAATCTCGCGATAATCAGGCAGTAACGCTTTTAATGGGGCAGGGATATCCTGGCAATACGCTTCGGCTGCGTCGTGCATCAGGGCTTCAAAGGCAAACTCCGGTGATACAAGCTGGCTGCACAGTACGGAATGCTGCGCCACGCTATAAAATTCAGGGAGATGTCCGGAGAAGCGGCAAATATTGGAAAGCGCCACGGCAATATCTTCAATATCAATGTCGTCAATAGTTGCGCTGAGATAATCAAATTGTTTACCTGAAAGTGTTTGAATAAAACTCATCGTTGGTTCTCCTTATAATTTATTTCGCGCTGCACCGCGTGAATTTTGGTTGTGCGAATCCCTCGCCGGGTGGCGATAATTAACAGAATTACGCTTCAATAAATCCCCGCGGCGCCGGGGATTTAATGCAGAGCAATTACGCTTTAAAGTTACCGATGAACGTTTCTACTGATTCACCGTCGAATTTGCTGATCAGCAGGTCGCGGAATTCATTGGCGATCGCTTCTTCCTGCGCTTCCAGTTGTACGATACGCAGAACAAAGCGAGGTTCATCACCGGTCAACAGGCTGTTGCGGAGGCTGAACGCACGTTCACCGAGACCCTCATACGGAACACATTTGAACTCAAAAGCCACCGGCATAACGTCTTTGCTGCTGGCCTCAATGCTTTGCATAAGGGATTTCTTACCGCTGAAATCGCCATCGTCATGATCCTGCTGGGTTGCCTGTTGGATCGTAATGCGGCGAACAGCCTGGGCGGCCTGTGAAATCTGCATTGTTTTACCGTCAGAATCGAACGCCAGGAGATAATCGCTCCAGTCTTCAAGCCATTCGGCGATCTGTTTTTGTTTCAGGCGTTCCCCGTTGATCTGGAGCAGGGCGCGGAATGGTGCAGTTTGTTTCAGCGTGACAGAAGCAACGTTGTCTGCATGACCGGGGTTATCCAGCGTACCAATATTGAAAACTGAGCGAGCTGTCATATGGTCAGCATCAATAAAGCAGCGTGCTTTTTCGGTTGTACTGGCATAGCCCTTTGAATAACGGACAAAGTCTTCAATGCTGGTGGTAGTCATGGCGCCGCGGAAGCGGAAACGCTCCAGAGCAAAGCGTTCGAGGCTTTCAACACCTGTTCCGGCAGGTAATAATGCTGTCGGGCAAGCCAGCCCCTGAATATCGTTCAGGTGATAGCCAGAAAGGACCAGGTCTTTTACCTGCTGAAAAGTGCCGCTGTCTAACTGAGACATAAAAATTCCTTATTAACTAATGATCAAAGTGGTGGTAGTGATTTGGTTAGCTGCGGTTCACTGAGCCGCTTTAAGCTTTCCGTCAGTAGTGCCTTTAATACTGAACAGTTGACCCTGATCTTCCTGCAGTATGGTGAGCTTTCCGCCCTTGTTAACCCACATTGGGGTTTCTGTTGTGTCCTCTTCTGACGCTTTACCGCGCGGCGTCGGAGTGCTGTACTGCAGCTTGTGTTTAATTTTGACGCGCTTCTCTTCGACTGAATTTCCCATGCGCTCAAAATCAAAGGTGAGGACTACCTTGCCTTTATTGCCGTTATTCAGAACGCCTAATCCGACAGTATTCAGCGCTGCCGCGATTTTGTTCATGAACACGCCGGCATCCAGTTCGCCCAGAAAGTCGGGCACTACGGTCATGCGGTCATCATTCATCGTTAACCCCTCAAGATGGCGGTTGCCACCGCCAGTTGGTTTCTCCACAAAACAGAAAAGAGTACCTGCTGTAACAGCTTTCCGGGTGGATTGGGTAATGGGCCCGTCGCGCGGAGATGCTCTTTTCTGTTGTGTAAAAAGGTCGGCGTCACGGCAGAACACTGTCGCCTTCCTCCTGTTGTTGGAAGAGCCGGACGCCGACAAGACTTCACACAGCAATAACGTTGTGGTGGGGCTGTCACTCAGGCGCATGGTCAACCTGACAACCCGGTGTCCTACTGGGTACAAATGGAGAAAAACCCGCCATACTTACCGCCGCGCCATTTCGCGGATTACCACAACGAAGAGAGCACTGCCGGTGTACGAATTGAACGGACCTTTTCTCTGCCCAACCCTCCTGACTAAACAGGACTGTCTGGAATCGAACCAGCACTTATGCCTTGCTCGTCAATGCCCTCATCGTTGTGTGCCTGTCTTTTCACCACATCAGGCTCGGTGGTATCCTTATAAGCCCCACAGCTTTAAAGGATTATTTATGGCTAACCGAGACCGCAGAAAAAATGCTGCAAGACTTCTTCATCACATCTACACGGCACTTAATGACTATCATCTTGTTTGCTTTGGTGATGATTTAGCCAACGAAAACGGCTATCCACTTGAAATCGGTGGCTTGGATGCTCTGCACTTTTATCTGTTCAAAAAATACGGCTGGACTATTGCCGAATGTCAGGCAATGAATTCTGATCAGCTACGACTTGCTCTGACAGAAGAGCTTGCAGCATGGAAAGTCCCGCCAAGTGCGAAGTTTGATCTTCGTCTCCCATCGCTTGAGCAGCTTTTAGAGAAGAAATAGTCATCTCTGAAAGAGCTGTTATCTGCTGCCAGAATTCGATGCTGGCAGCATTATTCATCTCATTGGCCCCGCAGAAGGAGCATGTGTGGTAGTTATTCATCTGAACTCCTGTGTAATGCATCACTGCGAATCATCCGGTTATTCATCTGCCACCGGCGGCTACTTCGTGGGCGTCCTGCCTGTTCGCTGCTCTATGAGTGCAAATTACATTTAAATTGCACATTGCGCAATTATAAAATTGCGATATATGCAATTTTGAGTCAAAAAAAAGCCACCATAATGGTGGCCTTGTCGACGCTTTCTATTAATTGTGTCGTTTGAGTGACTGCGTCTGGCTTATCAGAACCTTGCCAAAAACGCCGAACCTGCACTCGTTGTCTTTGGTAATACTCCATTCCCTGTAGTTAGTGTTATCAGATATCACCAATAATTTATCGGGGATCATCTGCAGTCTTTTTACGTATATTTTATCATCAAAGCCAAAGACATAGATGCCATCACCATCGAACTGGTTGATGCTTATATCGACAAAAATAAGATCTCCCGGTTCAATTGTTGGCGCCATGCTGTCACCGCGCACGTTAATCACTTTAAGCTCAGCGGCAGGGCGCCCGCCAAACATAGCTAATGCTTTGTCCTTGTTATATTCGATAGCATGGATTACATCGATAACATCACCGCCCTGAATGAGTCCATTACCGGCGCTTGCACTGACATCCAGTATCTCGATACGGAACAAATCCTTCACGTTAGCTGAATCCTTCCTCATATCACTGTGTTTACATACAGTATTACCTTTTGGGTCTGAGGTAAAGAGTTCTGCTATATCAACACTTAAGCAGTCAGCCAGCCTAGAAAGTGTTTGTTCGGTAAATTGCTTTTGCTTGCCAGTCTCCAGACGAGAGATGTTTGCGGCATCCACGCCGATGGCTTCTGCTAGCTCAGCAATTTTCATGTTCTTCGCGCGGCGAAGTTGTCTGACACGGTTTCCTATATTCATGCGTTCATTACATTAATTTTTTGCGCATTGTGCAAATCAACTTGCGCAAGTTTGCTGTATGAAATAACATGCGACATACGCAAAAGAAGGAGGTTTTATGCAATCACCATTGAGAAAATTGCGGAAATCGCATGGCTATACGTTACAGCACGTCGCTAAAGGGGTTCAGGTTGATCCTGCAACATTAAGCCGGGTTGAAAGATGCGAGCAGGCTCCTTCAACAGAGCTTGCTGAGCGCCTGGCTCAATTTTACGCCGGAGAAATTAGCGAGATGCAAATTTTGTATCCAAACAGATATCAGCTTAGTGATTCGGCGATTTGACCGCCACCACAGCAGAAGGAGTAGATCCGTGGGACATGAACCTGAATGGAAAGTTGAAAAGCAGCCCCGCTGGCTGGTGGCCGCGATTAAAAAGACGATTTCCAGTCTTCATGGCGGTTATGAAGAAGCTGCGGAATGGCTGGATGTCACCAAAGATGCTCTGTTTAACCGCCTGCGTACTGGTGGTGATCAGATCTTCCCGATTGGGTGGGCGCTGGTACTGCAACGTGCCGGAGGAACCTATCACCTGGCACATTCAGTAGCCAGGGCATCAGGTGGCGTTTTTGTTCCGCTGGCAGATACGGAAGAAGTGGATAACGCAGATATTAATCAGCGCCTGCTGGAAGCGATTGAGCAGATCACCAGTTATTCCCAGCAAATCAGGGTGGCTATCGAAGATGGCGTTATTGAGCCACATGAAAAAACCGTGATTGATGAGGAGTTGTATCAGGCGATCGCAAAGCTGCAACAGCATTCGACACTGGTATACAGAGTTTTTTGCGCGCCAGAAAAGGGTGACGCCCGCGAGTGTGCAGCTCCGGGCGCCGTGGCGTCAAATTTTATGGAGAAAACCAACGCATGAACAGTTTAACGGTAAATAACCGTTTGTCGCAACAACCGGGGATGTATGAGTACCGGCCGTTGCGTCATGAATGCAGATTACCAAATAGCCTGGTCGTGCGTAACCACAGGGAACACAGCCTGACCGTGGGGGATGACTCGTGCAGGAACTTAACCGCTGGTTTCGTGATGGAAGGGGTCTTTATGTCCATGTCATTCGCTGGGAACCAGAAACTGAGCGAGTTATCTATCTGCGCAAGGGCTATCCGCATGAGTGTTTTAGCCCTTTATGGAAATTCAGGCGTGATTTTGTTGAGTGTGAAGCGCCAGGAACACATTGATTCTGCAATTCCGGGACGTTACACTGTTCAGGCACCTTATAAAGCGGGTGCCGGGATTGGCGTCCTGGAATTGATCAAGGCGATATATGACGCGCCAGCGTCTTTTTTATCGTCCGCGTTTGCCCATATCAAAATTATGGTGGGCTGGGCGGGGGCATCGAAAGATGCGCCGGTTTCCTTGATCGCCGGTTACGCCAACCCTGCTCAGTTCACCACCAGTGAAATTGGCGTTTCCGGTGGTGGAAGTTCTTCACTGATCAAGGAGGCGGCCAACATGGCTACAGTCCCAGCTCTCGCACAACCTAAAATTAATGTTATCAACGGCCAAGCTGTTACTTCCTCACTGGCTATTGCAAACTATTTCACAAAACGCCACGACGATGTATTGAAAAAAATACGTGCGCTTGAATGTTCTCCAGAATTCAGCGCCCGCAATTTTGCGGGGGCTGAATATACCGATGATCAAGGTAAACTACGTCCCTGCTATAACATTACCCGCGACGGCTTTGCTTTCCTTGCTATGGGCTTTACGGGCAAACGCGCCGCCCAGTTCAAAGAGGCATACATCAATGCCTTTAACCAGATGGAGAAACAACTTTCAACTCCATCGGTGCTGAGCGATGCAGCACATAATGCCAGCGTTCTATATTCCTACATTTCATCCATTCATCAGGTCTGGTTACAGCAGCTTTATCCCATGCTGGAAAAAGCGGAATCTCCGCTGGCTGTCAGCCTGTACGACCGCATCAATGACGCTGCGGCGCTTGCGAGCCTTATCAATATGACACTGAACCGTTCAGAGGTAAGGGGGCGCAAATGATCCGGAATATTTTTAAACGGTTCACCAGCCAACGTTTTCATTGCCCTCGTCCAGGACAGTGGTACAGCACACCAGAAGGGTACGTTCTGCGTATTAGCCTGGTCGATCGCGAATGTCAGAAGGTTGTCTGTGAGCCTCTTGGGCGTAATTACCGCGTCAACATGCCTCTTATTGCCTTTCGTTCCGGCAAAAACATGAAGCATCTCGGAGGTGCTGCATGAGCACTAAATTAACAGGCTATGTGTGGGATGCCTGTGCAGCTTCGGGAATGAAATTATCCAGTGTGGCTATCATGGCTCGCCTGGCTGATTTCAGCAATGACGAAGGGGTCTGCTGGCCATCCATTGAGACAATTTCTCGTCAGCTTGGGGCCGGGGTAAGTACAGTCAGAACGGCGATAGCAAAACTGGAAGCTGACGGCTGGTTATCACGTAAAGCCAGACGTCAGGGAAACCGTAATGCCTCCAATGTTTATCAGCTAAATGTGGCAAAGCTGCAGGCGGCTGCATTTGCTCACCTGTCAGATCCTGACCAGTCAAAATCTGACCCATCAGAATCTGACGCATCAAAATCTGACCCGTCGAAATCTGGCAAAAACGGCGGTTTTGACCCGTCAGAATCTGGCGGGGATCCGTCAGTAAAATCAAAACAAGATCCACAAGTTAATAAAACCCCTTCTTGTCCGGACGCTTCGCAACCGGACCAGCAGATGACAGACCAGGAGTTTTTAACCCGTCATCCGGATGCCGCTGTGTTGAGCCCTAAAAAGCGTCAGTGGGGAACGCAGGACGATTTGACCTGTGCTCAGTGGATCTGGAAAAAAATCATCGCCCTGTACGAACAGGCCGCGGAGAGTGACGGCGAGCTGGTTCGTCCGAAGGAACCTAACTGGACCGTCTGGGCAAATGAAATTCGCCTGATGTGTGCTCAGGACGGGCGTACCCACAAACAGATCTGCGAAATGTACAGCCGGGTCAGCCGTGATCCGTTCTGGTGCCGTAACATTCTCAGCCCCTCAAAGCTCCGGGAAAAGTGGGATGAATTGTCACTGCGTTTGTCCGCACCCATCGGCGGACGTTTCGAAAACCGTGAAGATCCGATGTTCAAATCCAGCTACGGGAATGTGGATTACAGCCAGATCCCGACAGGGTTCAGGGGGTGATATGAGTCTTATGGGAGACGTTCAGAAATTCATTGAATCACATCCGGGATGTACTTCCAGCGATATAGCGAATGCTTTTGCAGATTTCCCGCGTAAAAGCGTCCTGCAGTCGGCAAGTAAGTTACGCCAGTGCGGGCGTGTTGCTCATCGCTTTGAAGGTAAAACTCGCAGGCATTTTGCTCTTGAGACAGACATACAGCCGGATCAGGAGCCAGATATCGGAACTAAACCTGTGCGGAGCTGTTATGTCGGAACCAACGACCCGCAGGTGATTATGCATCTGATACGTCAGGCAGAAACACTGGAGTCGGGAGGGTTGTTCCGTCGTGCAGCTACGGTATGGATGGAGGCATTCCGGGAGAGTCATATCCCGTCGGAACGTAGCGCCTTTCTGGCGCGCCGTGAACGGTGTTTGCGGAAGAGCAGAAAGTATGTTGCATCAGGTAGTGAGTGGTATCTGTCAGGGAATTATGTGGGGTCTTAATGAGCAATAAATATTGGCAGGCGCTGGCAGAACTGCGCAACAAATCAGCACATGAACTAAAAGAAGTCGGCGATCAGTGGCGGACACCAGACCTGCTTTTTTGGGGCATTAATGCGATGTTCGGTCCCCTAACGCTGGATCTCTTTGCTGACGACGATAACGCTAAGTGCCCTGTGTGGTACACCGCCGATGATAACGCGCTGGTACAAGATTGGGCTGAAATGCTGGAGTCAATCGGCGGGGCCGCATTCGGTAATCCACCCTATAGCCGCTCTCAGTACCACGAGAAGCAGGCGATCACCGGCATGACCCACATCATGGATCACACAATGGCGATGCGTGAAAAGGGTGGGCGTTACGTGTTCCTCATTAAAGCAGCGACAAGTGAAACGTGGTGGCCGGAAGACGCTGACCACATCATGTTTATCCGCGGTCGTATTGGTTTCGATCTCCCAGTGTGGTTTGTTCCTGCGGACAATAAGCAGAAACCCACTGGTGCTTTCTTTGCTGGCGCCATTGCAATCTTCGATAA